TGCATAAATTGTTATTGTTGTAGTTTTTCCACTCTGTCTACTAGATAAAACTATGTTAAATCTTTCATTTTTAAAAGCTTTTAGAAGTCTTTTTTGATATTTATATAATTCAATTTTCTTTTTTCCCTCGTCCAATGTTGTTATATAAAAATACTGCTCTGCGAAATGTAAAATACTCTTGTTACAGAGCTTCAATTCCTCGATCATGGAGTCTGTCCATTTGAATTGAGAATTTCCTCTTAAAAGATTTTCATTGCCTTTATAAAATGCACCATCGACTAAAATCTCTTCAGTATCTAGATTATTTACATCGTTTTCAACTTCATATACTTTCTTTCTTCTACCCATGGTAATAAATACTTATGCTAGTAATGAAAAATATAAACTTCCAACGAGCATATAATAAAAAAAGAATAAATAAATACTGGGATTATGTATTCGATTATGATTCTAAATGGAAATTTTATTATTTAAATTTAAATAATAAAAATGGTTTATGGAATTCTTTACAAAACGCTATAGAAAAAATAATAGACGAGGGTTCTATAACAAACGCAGACATAGATGATTTTTTAAATACCAATCCAGATATTGAATTGGAAATAGATTTTTTCGTAAATGAATTATCGGAAATTTTCTTCTTTAGATCGAAAAATAAAATGTATTGTTATTCGGTTAATCTAAAACAAACCGAAAAAAATAAAAAAAGTAAAATAATAACAAGATTTTATTTCGATTTGAATGAATTTATTAATTTTTAATTTGTCTCTTTATTTCATTCAAGATTATATATACATAATCGGCTTTTAAATATTTTATCTTTGTTCCAGGTTCTGGCATTTTAATTGGATTTATAATTTGGTTGTAGGAACACAATAACCACCACAATTCCATCGTCGCATATATGTTATATGATATAGAAACCCATGTATCATTATAATCTATGGAATATTCTCCCTCCAATTGACTGTTTTCAGCGGGAAAAATGTTTATATTTCTTAATAAATTATAATATCTGACACTAGTTTCTTCATCATCATAGATATTGAAAAAGTTTTCGTATCTATACATAGAAAGTTGTGGTAAATCTGATATGTTATTTTGAATATTCATTTGATTTTATTGCGTAGGGGTAGCGGGGGTAGCACCAGCGGCAATCATAGCATTTCTTACGGCATTGGTACCCGACTCTACATTTCTATCCATATTACCCATGAAGCTTCCTATAACATTGACGGAACCTTCTCCCAATGCTCCCGCGAATATATTTGAACTTGTTGCCACTAATTGTTTGAGCGTTATACTGACCTTATATGCCTCTGGTGTCAATATTGTAGTATCACCATATTCGGACAATTCTCTTGTGGTACCTATACTTTCTATATCCAACGATTCAACATATGCGGCAGGCCAATCTATTCCACCCAAACAATTTTGAGTTTTAACGCTATATATTTTAGGGGGAATATATGTTAAAAATGTGTTTCTGGTTTTTAAATTCTGAAAGGTTAGAAGAGAAACTAATTTATAGTTATTATATGCATCTTTTGTCGTGACCGTATTATATAAAGGAAAAGTTATTGTTATAGATTCTGGTGTAGTACCCTTAAACTCTTGTACTTCTTCAAATCCAAAATCTCCCAGTGCGCCAACCCCCAATGCTAATCCTTTTCCTAACACATTTCCCAACCCAGAACTTGCGCTTTGACCGTTTCCTCCTAAAAAATTAGTTAAATTAAAATCAGTAGGACCCCAACTATTTCTTATTGTTCTAATTTTATCTCCGTCTTTTAATAACAATGGTAAATTGTATTCAAATCTTGTTTTATTACCATTATACAAAGATGCATATGGATCCAATTGCCCATTGTCGAACCAATTTTGACCAGTATTTATAAGTCGAGCTAACATTTGCGCCCATACTCCGAACTCTAATTCATATTCAACTAGTGTTATAGATGGAACCTCGTCCGTGCTACCAGCATTCTTCCATCTAAAATTTTCAACTACATTTATTCTACCACTTCCACTTGGAACTGCGTGTAATGGTCGTTTTGATATATTAATACCAGCAACACCAACCGGAAATGGTTTTTCGACTAAGTTAAACATAATAATATTTATTAAGCAAACTCTCCTTGTATTGATCTTCTGTAGTTATAGATAGAATCTGGTCTTGTGCCACTCAATACAACGTCCATCATATTTTTACCGGAACCGCCTCCAGATGTGTTAGAAATTACAACCGAGGATGGGGAATTGTTGTTATTATTTAAACTTTCTGGTAATTTATATATGCCTTTATTTATAGATTGCACCAAGTTTGTTAATTCTCTAAGTGCTTTATCAAAAACTCCGTCTGTTTTATATGCTAATATATTGTCATTCTCATTTAAAACATTTGCGGTATTTGTATTCTTATCGAAAAGAATAGAATTACCTTCTGTACTGGTCATTAAATTTTTGAAAGAAAAATCGTCTTGTTTTATTGGTGTGAATTTTTTTGGAACTTCTTCTATGTCTTCAGAAGTTTCTGGTGAGTTTTTTTGTTTTGGTTTTAATTTTTTAAAATTATTCAATTTATTACCAATAATTGTTAAACTCGTTTGAGCAGTTTCCCAGTCATTTCTAGCATTAATTTCTGCTTCTTCATCAGCAAAAGGATTCCAACCATCTAGAGATTCTTCTTTTAATTTTTCGTATTTTTCTTTTCTTTCTTTTTCTAACTTTCTTTGTTCATTATACATCTCTAATAATTTTTTTTCAGTTTCCTCTGAATATTTTACTTTATTAGGATCTAATTTTTCTGCTGATTTTTTAATAAGGTTATTATCTAATGTTTTATTTTCGTCTGAAAAACCAATATCATCATTTATTTTAATATCTCCTGTATTATCATCATATTCCAAACCATACCATTTTGCTATTTTTCCTCTGATACCCCCCACTTTTGGGATAAAACTAAGTATCCATCTAAACATACTTTTTCTAAGTTCATCTTGAAATTTATCCCAAGAAAATGCTTCTCCTCCCTCTGTTCCAAATGCATTGGAGTTAACTAACGATTGTAATATAGCAGGAAATGGACCTAAGAATGGTGTTTCTGTTAAATAATTTAATGCCCCTCTCCAATTACCTTTACCCAATTCCCAAAATCCTCTACCCCATTTAATAAGACCCCCAACAATAGGTATTTCTTGAATGAAATCAACTATTTTATTAACATAATCCATTTTTATAGATTGTTGACCATCTACTCCTTCAACATTTCCTGATTTATAATCTAAAAACCCATTTAATGCTGATAATCCAATAGATAATGGTAGACCATACCCAGGTACTAAACTAGCAACACCATTTAAAACATCTATAATACCACCAATCGTATCACCTTTATTAAATCTATCATATGCAAAGTAAAAACTGATTAAAGAACCAATTATCGGTATCCCCTTCATCGCAACAAGACCCGCGCCTTTAAATAATCCTCCTGCTATTTTTGGCAACAATGTTTTAAAAGCCCCCGGAGCTGCTTTAACACCTTCTTTCATTACATCATCACCAAACCCCAATTTAAAAATAGCACTAAGACCACCCTCCAAAAGATCGCCAAACGTTGTAAATGCCTTTCCAACTAAATTGAAAAGCCATCCACCAGTAACCTTTAACCCACCCATTGTAAAAAATTTACCTATTCCTTCTACAATTCCTTCGAATTTATCAAAAACATCTAATTTTAAATCTAATTTATTTTCCAACCAAGGTTTTATATGACTTCCCCAAAATGCAGAAATCAACAAAGCTGCCGCTCCACCAGCTAATAACAAACCCCCCAATGTAGACATTAATCCACCACCATCGTTTTTTTGCTTGGAGTCATCTGAAGCATTTTTCCCCAGCTTTTTTAAATTTTCGGTGTTTATACCACCTAAAACAACACCCAACCTATCAATAGATTCATCAGCAAGAATAAATGTTTGTTTTTTTTCTGTTAGTGTTTGTTGTTCCGATAAAGATGCTGGTTTTGAATTTGTAATATTACCAACATTTAAATTATTTTCAAATCTATTTAAATTTTTTTGTAATATGTCTTTTGTTTTCTTTTTATATTCTTCGTGTAATTCCTTTAAACCAAAAGGATCCCCTATTTGTGCTAAAACCTCTTTATTTTTTGGATCTTCTAGTTTTTTCTCTATATTTGTATAATATGTTTTTGCTTTATTAAAAGTTGGGATTACATACTTGTCTTTGAAGTCGGCTTTTAGATTTTGTAAATAATTTAACCCTGTTTCATCGGAAGTAAGCAACAGTTTCAAAACTTCGGTAGAATCTACCTCATTAGAAACAAATTTTGATAATACTTCGTCTATAGAAACTGTATCCGCCATATATTAATACTTAGATTAATATATGTTTTTAATTCAAAAATAATAAACTATCAATATTTAAAACCTTGGTATATGTTTTACCGTTTTCTTCAACGGAAACGGTTAAAATGGTATCAATTTTACTTTTCCATTCAGAAACTGTGTGTAAAACTTTTTGCAAAATGCCACTTGATAGCTTTTCAACCAGTTTTATTTTTTTAGTAAAGTCTACGTTTTGAAAATTTAAGTCCGTATCATTAATATATATGTTTTTTATATATTTTGTAGTCTCTCCTATAAAAGCTTCTGATATAATTTGTTGAATTTCTTCATTATTCTTAATATCATCTACTTTTTTTTCTTTTTTATGAATTTGTTCTTCATACTCCAACTCTTTTCCAATTGTTGGGACCGAAATTTCCAATTTTACCTTAATATTTTGATTATCGAACTCCAAAAATTGATTTTCTGGTGTTTCAAACGTTTTAAAACGTTCAATGATAGGTTTTAGGCTTATTTTTTTAACAACATTGTCTTTTTCATCAAAAGTAACCGAGGTTTCTTCTGATGTTTTATCTTTTAGTGCTATTGCGATAGAAAATTTATCATAAACAGTAAAATCTTTTAGATCTTTTAGGTTTTCTTTGTCTAAAAAGTTAGAATTTAGTATATCATATAGATTTTTTATGAATGTTGTGTTGTAAACAGACGAATTCATGGCAGAACTTAACATGTTTTTTTGTTGTTTTGCATCTATTTCTTTGAAAAGATACTCCTTTTTCTTAGATGGTATCCAAACACTGACATTAAATGCCTCTGAAATAGCATCTAATGCTCTTAAGGCATCATCAAAATTCAAAATGTTATCGTTTTTATCTTCCATATAGTATTAATTAGGGGGAATGTCACCAAATTCAACTGCTAAATCTTCAACTGCTCTAGAATTTCTTTGATTTTCCATGTCATTTGCTATAGTATCATCATTAGATTCTTTGGTTTTTTGTTGGGCTTTTATAAAAGATATGAATATTTTTCTTTCAGATGGTGAAATGTTCATTACATACTCGGAATTAACATGAAAATTAGACAATATATAAATTTCTTCATATACATTTTTTGCATTTTGTGAAAAAAACAATCTAAGAAAATCAATAAAAAATAAATTATAAAAATTAAATGTTTGATTTTTAAAATATTCAATGTTAAAAATGTCAGATTCTCCCATTTTACTAATACAATTAATCAATGACTTCTCAACTTTATCTTTTAAAGAAACTGGGAAGGTATCATACATGGATAATCGTTCAACATAAGAATATTCCGAAAAATCTATTGTATCATTTTTAATTTTTATGTTTTTTATAAAAAATGGCAAAGATTCTAACACCTTTTCTCCTATATGTTTATCTGTTAACATATTTTCATAGAAAAACCCAACACTTTTTATTGGTGGATACCCAAGTGTTATTAAAATTTCTTTTTTTTCATCATAAATATAATATTCTTCCAATGCATTCATGGACATATTAATTAAATTTTGCATTATATCTGATAAATTTATTTTTATTTTAATATGATCAACGTCCTCTCTATCAGATTTCATATTAAATTCTATAATATTGCCAATACTCACAATTCTAAGTTTCAAACAGAATAATATATACTCTATTATGTTTAAATTTTCAAAATCTTCTTTGTTTTCTATGCATTCTTTAATTATTTTAAAGAAATTTTCATGATAATCTAAATAAAAATCGGGAGATTGTGGATAATACAAGTTTATTTTTTCAATATCTAATTGATTTTTTGTATTCAATTCTTTAAAGTTTATAACTTTATTTGAAAACGGAAAATCTGTTCTATATAAAAACATATCTGTCATGTTTATAATTAATACCAGTTGTTATAAAATCAATTTATATGTTAAAATCTCTATCCCTATATTCATTATAGTTACCGCCGAATCTTTTACCGTTTTTGTCTATAACATTTGTAAAATTTTCAATCAATGAGTTATCTTTACGTATCATTTTAGCGGTGTCCATATCTTGTACCATATAACCATCATATGCAAAGGTAACCGTACTATATTTTAAACCATCTTGGGCATATGAATATTCTTCACCCTCTATAGATATAGGTGCTAGATTATAAAATCTATATAATTTTCTAATTGCCATCGGGTTACCTTTTCCGGTTTTAGCCAACATAACGATATCAGCAAATCTACATTTTACGGCTTTGCTTGAATACTCAGATCTTGCAACCAATCCATTATAACCAACCAAAACCGTCCACGGTCTAATGATTAAATCTAAAAATGATGCATTTGTTTCTAAAAAAACAACACTTAATGCTTTATATTTTTCTCGACTAGATGCTGTAGCCGGGGCTTGAAACCCACTATAAGATAACCCTTCGTTACCCGCTGATATTCTTTCTGATGGTAGTGTTACCTGTCTAGCAAACACACAACCAGTAAGATTTTGATCAGCATATTGCAGTCTACCGTCTAATAAATGGCTAGTAGTTGAATCTGATATACTCCAACCATTTTTACCAAAACTAGATTCTTTATTTTGAAGTTGGTTTTGTAAATTACTATTTAAAGCATTCACAGAACTAAAATCAAAATAAATAAACCATTGACTAGCTAAAGCAACATTTGTTGACCATTTACCTAGTAAACTTAAATAATAGGAATATGGACTATTTTCTTGATTGAAATAAGAAACAGACATATATAATATTTACGTCTGTTTCTTTATTTTTTAGTTAGAATTGGGTGAAAGTCTCCAATATTGATATGCAAGAGTTGCTTGTTGTTTCATTATTTCACCAGCAGTAGTAATGTCTAAATTAACATCACCAACTGATTGACAATAAACTCCGTAAAATGTATATGTTCTAAGTGCTTCTCCTTTTTTATCAATTAAAACCATTACCATTTGATTTTTAACTGATGTACTTGGTATATTGTAATCACCGGAACTATCAATGTCGTTGAATACATCTCTTGTCCATTGTTCAAATTTTCTTCTTACTGATAATCCTTGTGGCACTCTAAATGTTATGTTAAAAGCACCGCTATTATTGTAAGTGGCTGTACCGGGGACGTTAAATACCAATCCCATAAAAGGAACTTGTATATTTGTTATAGATCTTCCTGGTAAAGTAGTAGATTCTACATACAATAATTCACCATCTTCAAATCTATTATCACCCAATCTGATAACTCTAAATAAATTTGTTCTTGCGAAATCATTTGCAGCAGCTGTGCTGTAAAAATTTTCGATTCCAAATTTGTCTAAATATTTTCCACCTACTTTTTTATATTCTGGTATGTTCATAGTTTTAAATATTTATCTTAAGATATCAATTCATCGAAGCTTACGCCTGTTCTAGTTGCTATAAAGTCTGCCAATATAAATTCAGCGGTTCTTACTGGTTGAATATATATGGATACTCTCATTTCATTAGCATCGATAGTTGATGGTGGGTTATTTCTTTCATCGCAAACAATCGTATAATCATATAAACCATCATTTAATCTAGCCTCATCAAAAAGAGGAGTCAAAGCACCCACGACCCTATTTCTAGTTGTGAACGAATTTGGTTCGAATACGAAAAGTTTTAAAATATCTTTGGTTGTTTTTTCTAATGTTAAGAAAAGTCTGCGTACATTGACTCTGTCAAATGCAGATGGTTTACGATAAAGAGTTTTTTGTCCAAATATTACGTTTCCGTCATTAACAAAGAATGCAATAGGATTGAGATTTATTTTGTATAATAAATCTCTTTGTTTTTGTGTTGGATTTATCGCCAAATCTATAACATTTAGCAATTTTCCTCTGTTGAAACCTGCTGGCGCAGACCATGGATATGATACCTGTGCAGATGTTGCATATACAGATGCAACATATCCAGATGATGGAATCCAACATAAAGAATCAGAAGAATTATCGTTAGTTCTAACCCAGTTTGCATATGTTGCAACATAACTAGACTCAACACCACTGTAAAGATTTTTCAATGGCCAATATATATCATTAGAAAATATAAAGTTTTTATCTTTTGATACTTTGGTGTTTGAACCTTGCACGAAAATGTTTCTCAATGGGTCTGATATAAAAACATGATCTTTTCTGGTTTTGTCTGCAAATGCATAAAATTGATTTATAACTTTTAAATATTCATTTTTTGCAGTACAGCTAGAATCAGCACCTGTACTATCTTTCAATCCAGTTCTTGGTACTCCGTCAGTTATATCTAAATTATATAGATCATCAAATATAATAGGTTGATTTGAATAATTAGGATTTAATTTTCTTGCTTTTGCATTTGCCCATATTGTTCCCAATCCACATTCAGCAACAACATCGATAGATAAACTATCATCATTTTCGATACATCTAAGAGTTCTTTCCAATTTAGCCGGAACATTATCGACAACTTTTGAATTTTTATCAGTATCTGACACATAAACACCGACACCATATAAATTTTTAGCACCATTTGATACTCTAACTTTTTTATTCGGTGTTCCATCACTAGAAATCCAATTACCCGTGTTAGATATATAAGGATTTGTTACGATTCT